GACATTTGGTTTTTTTATTAAATAAAGAAAAAAGAAAGCAATATCACCTCCTAAAATTAACATCGCAATAAATAATAATATAAAATTCATATATATAATATTAAAGAAAAAAATTAAATATTTCCTTTTATTTCACATAAATATCTATATAACTCACTTAAACCTTTTTCTAAATTAATTTTTGGATCAAAATTAATTAATTTTCTTGCTTTATCAATATTAGCATATGTTCCCTTTACATCACCTTTTTGATCCCCCATTTGATTAATAACTGCTTTTCTTTTTGTAATTCTTTCTATAATTTCTATAAATTCATTCAAACTACATACACTATCATTACCCAAATTAATTACTTCATTTTCTAAATCACTATTTAATGCTCCAATAACTCCATCTACAATATCATCTATATATGTATATGATCTATAACTTGTACCATCACCATATTTATCTATTTCTTCACCATTCATAATTCTTTCCATAAATTTTCTAGGTGCCATATCTGGTCTTCCTCTAGGACCATATACCGTAAAAAATCTTAATCCAATCACCCTTAAACCATATAATCTATGATATAAATCAGCCATCATTTCTTTTGATCTTTTTGTTGCAGCATACATACTCTCTGGTGGATTTAATACATCAGTCTCACTAAACATACCAGACTTATTTCCATAAACAGAACTACTACTTGCATAGACAAATAATTTTACATCATTGTTTTTTGCTTGTTCTAATAAATTTACTGTACCTTCTACATTAACATTACAATATAATGTTGGATTCTTCAAACTATATCTTACACCAGCCATTGCAGCTAAATGTATTACTTTGTCAGGATTAAATTCATCTATTGCTTTTGTATCTCTTATATCTTCATTATGAAATACAAAATTATCATGCATTTTTAAAGAATTTATATTAATATTCTTTAACTTTGGATTATAATAATCATTTAAATTATCAATACCTATAACTAAATGCAAATCATTTAATAATTTTTGTGCTACATGATAACCTATAAATCCACCAACACCTGTTACTAATATTTTCATATTAATATTATATAGGTATTTATTTAAATATTTTTTTACTAATAATTATTTTTTTATCTTATTTTCTTTTGAAATCAAAAATGCAATAATAGAACTTTGTCTAAAATTTGGATTCTTTAATTTATATGTTAATTTATATACTGGTGATTTTTTCATTTGTATATGATCAATAACTTCTTTTGTTATTTTTCTATGTAAACCTTTTACGTCTAAAAAATGAGGACCAATCGATGATATCTTTTTAGTTTTATTCCATATTTTTTTAAATTTTTTATCATTATAATATAAATCATTAAAAAAATATTGAAACATAAAATAAGTGCTTACTTTATTATTTTTTTCAAAATATTTTACTATTTTATTTAACCATTTATTAACAATATAATTATCTTTTTCCGAATAAATAAACCATATGGATAATAATCTATCTCCACTAGGTTTATCAAATGCAAAAAAACCAGAATCTAAATAATTATAAATCCAATCATCTAATGGTCTATTACAATATAAAGTTGCATCTACCCATATTCCACTGTAATTTTTTAATAAATATAGTCTTACTAAATCAGCTTTATGAAATAATGAAATTTCTTTATCATTAAAATTATTAATTAAATCTTCTAATTTTACATATTTATCTAAATTATCATTTGATAATTCTATAATATTCCAATTTTTATTATATCTTTTCCATGATTTCAAGCATGTTTTTACAACTTCAGGAGCATTTTCAAATCCTTGAAACCATAAAATCCAAATAGTTTTATTCATTATTTATAATTATATTTTATTTTTTAACACAAGTCCAATCTTTAATAGAAAAAATATCTCCACAAAATTTTTTTTTTAAATTAGGATAGAAAACATTAGAATAAAAACCTAAATATCCAATAATTGCACTAAAAGTTCCTTGAGATAATATAATATTTTTACATGTACTTCCAAATTTAATAGTTTTGACTTCATTGTAATCAATTAAAATTGAAGATGGATATTTGTTTAAAATTAATTTAATAATTTTGTTATTTAAATCATCGCTTGCAATAAATATATTATCAAATTTAAGCATACTAATACATTTTAAATAAAAATCAATTCCTGGATTGAATTTTTCAACATCACCTAATCTTATGTGAATAAATATATCATTATTATTTTTATATCTTTTTTTAAATTCATTTTTATTTATTATATTATCCTTGACATAAGTTGAATTTAAATAATCATAAATTTTATTTGATATATTAAAAGTTTGATAAAAGTCTTCATTTGCATTTAAATTAAATTTAATTTCTTTAGAAAAAAAATCGAAAAAGTTTTTTTCTGATAATTTTTTAAATTTATTATATTTTTTTTCACCTATAAATAAATCTATACCTAATGATTTAATTTTATCATAATTTGAATAATTTACATACAAATTCCATTTTTCCGCAATAAAATTTACTACTATATTTCTAAAAATTTGATTACAAAACCTCCCATTGTATTCTGTTGTATATGTAAAATTATGATTCTGTTTAATATGGTCATTTAATCTATATTTCCTATTTGATCTAAAATTACATATTCTACAATAATATTTAGTCATATATATATTATAATATATTAAAATTTGAATTAAAGTTACAATTTATTTTAAATATATTTAAAAAAAATAATAAAAATAATATTAATGAAATTAAATTGTATTTTAACATCAGTAAATGATAATAAATTATATATTGATTTTATTCCATTATTTGTAAAATCTTGGACACTATTATATCCAAACGTTGATATTAAAATAATATTGATTATGAATAAATTACCTGAAAATTTATTAGAATTTAAAAATAATATTATATTATTTTATCCAATTAAAAATATATCTACAGCTTTTATTTCTCAGTATATAAGATTATTATATCCATGTATATTAAATTATGAAAATGGAATTATGATTACTGATATAGATATAATACCAATGAATAAAACTTACTTTACTAAAAATATAAAGGATGTAGAAAACAATAAATTTATATACTATCGCGGAAATGTCGCATTTGAATATAAAGAAATTGCAATGTGTTATAATGTATCTCTTGCTAATGTTTGGAAAGATATATTTAAAATTGATTCATTAGAACAAATAAAAAAAAGATTAATACAAACTTATAAAAAAATAAATTACAATAATGAAACTAACAATTCAGCATGGTGTACAGATCAATTACATCTCTACAAATATGTTATGAAATGGAATCAAAATACTAATAATTTAGTTTGCTTAAATGAAAAAAAAACTGGATTTTGTAGATTGGACAGAAATAATTTTAATAGAAAAACTATATCTGATAACAAAGTTGTAAAAAAAATATTAAATGGAAAATACTCAGATTATCATTGTTTTAGACCATTTGAAAAATATAAATCTTTTAATAACAAAATTTTAGAAATATTAAATAAAATTAATTAATTATAAATCATTATAGTTTACATTCCATAAATAATATAGAATTTAATAATGACAGATATATCACTAATTATTAAAAAAATAAATAAAAAAATAGAAATACCTAAAATAAATAATAAAATACATAATGGTATTCTATGGGTTAATCCTAAATGTAAAAAAGGTTTCTTAGGAATACCTAAATGTGCATCTAATTCGATAAAACAATTATTAAATTTAAAATATAAAATAGATATAGATTTTCCTAATTTACATAAAAAAATAGTTTTTTTTACTATTATGAGAAATCCTATTGAAAGGTATGTCTCTGCATATATTGAGGTTATACAAGATTGTAAACAATATCCAGGAGGAAGATATCATCATAATTTAGAAATTTCAGATGAAAAAATAAATACTTTAGATAAAATAATAAAAAGTAATCTAACAAATATTGACAAATTTGTAAAATTTACAAATCTAATTATACATCAATGGGGATTTTTTGAACCACATACTACACCTCAAATTAATTACCTGGCTAAAAATAATAAATTATTCGAAAATATTAAAATATTAAAACTAGAAGATACAAATAAAATAGAAAAATTTATCAAATTAAATTTAATCAAATCAAATAAATGTGAAAATTCAAAGTTAAAAAAAGAATTACTAAATTTTATAGAATTAAATCATAATTTTAAAAAAAATATTATACATTTGTATAAATCAGATTTTCTAATTTATAATAATATATAATGACTAAATTTTATTGTAAATATTGTAATTTTAGAACTATTAGAGAAAGTAGATATTATGAACATATAAAAATATGTGGTAATAATGAAAAAATATCAAATATATTTCCAAATAAAAAAATATTTTTTTTAACTTATGCTGATGACAATTATAAAAATTCTAGAGAAAGAATTTATACTGAAGCAATTAACTCAAACTTTTTTACTCATTGTTTTAAATATAAACCACAAGATCTAGATGATGGTTTTAAACTAAAATTTAATGATATATTAAAAATGCAAAAAGGTGCTGGTTATTGGATTTGGAAACCTTTTATAATTTACAATAAATTATTAGAATTAAATGATAATGATTTTTTAATTTATCTGGATGCTGGTTGTAAAATTAATTTAAATGGTAGAAACAGATATATTAAATATTTAAAAATGATAGAAAATAGTAATGAAGGTATTATATCTTTTCAAACAAATCATAAAGAAAAATATTTTACTAATTCTTATTTACTTGATTATTTAAAAATAAATATTAATTCTAAATTAGCTAACTCTAATCAATTTATTGGTGGTATTTTAATTATGAAAAAAAATACAAATACAATGAAAATATTTTCTGATACTTTAAAAAAATTAGAAGAAGACCCATACATATTCACTGATAAATATAATAATATTAATAAAATTAAAGATTTCAAATTTCATCGACATGATCAAAGTGTTTTAAGCTTGATAAGAAAACTAAACAAATCAATTGTATTAAAAGATCAAACCTATTTTAAAAATTTTTCTGATAAAA